ATTGTGACAACTACTAGCACGACTAACACCTGACGCTAAGCAAGAGATTGCTATTCAGAAGATGATTGCTGAGCCTACTAAGTCTGCGCTAAACGCCAGCCTAATGGGTACGGGCAAGACCCTGATGGCTGCTGAGGTTGCGATTAGAATGAACACCAAGGTTATGCTTATAGTTGCACCGCTCAATACTTACTGGGGTTGGTACGACACCATCCAAAGGCAGACAGACTACAGCCAGAACATTGTGAAAATAGATTCAAGCAAGACTGGCAAGCAGGCGTGGATTGACATTGGCAACGGTGTTGAGGGTTGGTACTTTATCGGGCGTGAATACTTTAGGACTAAGGACTGGGCCAAGGTTGTGCCAGACATAGCACTGATTGACGAATGCCACTTCATGCAGAACAGGGCCAGCAAGGGATTCAAAGTAGCCAAGACACTCAAGGCTACATACAAGCTCTCGATGTCGGGCACTCCCTTTGGTAACAGGTTCGAAGGCTTCTGGGCAGTCACCAGATTCCTGTGGCCTGATGACAAGATAGTGCCACGCTCATTCTGGAAGTGGGTAGAGCGCTGGGCAGTCACCGCTTATAATCCTTTTTCCGGTGTGGAGATTTCAGGTGAGAAAATTTCTGGCGCATTCGCTAATACCCTGCCTTGTTATGTCAGACTAGAACCAGACTATAACATTGACATGGTGGCAGAGATTAGGTACGTGGACTTGATGCCTAGCCAGCGAGCTATCTACAAGAAGTTTGAGAAGGACTTGGTAGTGTTCCTACAGGACAACCCGTTGGTTGCCGAGGTTCCTATCGCGGCCAGGATTAGACTACGCCAGATGACACTAGCAGTGCCAAGCATAGATGAGAACGATTCAGTTTACTTCGCTCATGATGCAGTGTCCACTAAGTATAAAGCTCTTCTTGAGATTATAGAAGACAACGGCGAAGAGAAGATGCTCATCTTGACAGATAGCCAAAAGTATGCTAAGATAGTAGCAGACAGACTCAACGTCAAGTTCGGAGAGGGCATGGCGTTTGAGTGGAGTGGCAAGGCAAGTCAAGGCCAGCGCGAAGTAGCCAAGCAAGAGTTCATGAACGGCAACCTACGATACATAGTTGCAGTGATTCCCGCTATCGCTGAAGGCGTAGACGGATTACAGAACGCTTGCCGTACGGTTGTGTGGCTATCTCACAGCGACAGTAACATTCTCAACCAGCAGGTGCTTGACCGCGTTAGGAGACGTGGCCAGCAACGGACTGTTCAAGTGTACGACATTGTAGCAAGAGATACATACGATGAAGGCCAGCTTGATACACTACTACAACGAGAGCTTGACCTACGGGCAAGCCTAAAGGAGGACTAATGGAGCAGGGATGGTTCAGCTACTTTATAAGCTACATAGCAATTTTTACCGTCCTCATGGTTGTAATTGCTTCGTTGATTATGCTTGCTATGCCAAGCATTGGGATGTTGTTCTATGCCCCAAACGGTAAACCAAAGACACAACGCTCACTTAGGGCTACAATACAGCCACACGACATGGATGAGGATTACTAAATGGCAGAATACGTATGGGAAGAAGCAGACAGCACTAATCCTTGGGGCCGGAAGCGGGCTAAGGGAACGCATTGTTCCAAGGGCCATGAGTTTACAGAAGAGAATACTTTCATCAGGCCCTACGACAAGACAAGGGTGTGCCGAGAGTGCAGGAGACAGTACGCCAGGAAGAAGTACCAAGAGAACAAGAAGGCCGGCAAGACAAAGCAGAAGCTAATACAAGAGCCGATGCTTGAGATACCTGAGACAGCACTACTTGACAAGAAGTCAGAACTCCTGTATAATGATTTGCAGAAGAAGCTAAGAACTACCGAGGTGCCATGCCGTAGTGACATGGATACCTTTGACAACCCCGAACAGGTTAGCGATGCTAGTGCAGAGCTGGCTTGCCACGGGTGTCCGTTACTAAAAGAATGTTACGACTTTGCAGTGGCCAGTGAACAGCAGTACGGTATCTGGGGCGGCATCAACTTTACGCATGGGAGGTACAAGGATGGCACTGAGTGGTTTGAAGGTGAAGACATTAGCACTTGGTTTATTGAACAATGAAACTGACAGAGACAGGCAGCGGAAGGTCGGAGCGTCACAGATTTCCAACCCATGCACTAGGTGTCTGGCTAGCGATTTGTCTGGCGTCAAGCAGGGGCCAAGCAAGTACTGGCTAGGTGGCAAGATAGGCACAGCGGTACACAAGGTTATCGAAGACGAGATACCTAACTCTAAAGAGGAGGAGTTACAAGATGCGTTAGTAGAGCAGAAGATAACGCTTGGGGTGCTAGAAGGATACGGAACGATTAGTTCCAAGCCTGACCTAACACTTCCGGGCAGTGGCCACCTTGTGGACTGGAAGACTACAACAAGGCCGAAGGCAAAGAAGATACAGAAGTGGATTGACGGCGAGAGCAAGGATGCAGGTGTGACCTACACCATGCAAAAGTACATCGGGCAGAGCCAGTTGTACGCTTGGGGTGTCAACCAGACAGGTGAGAACATCGACGGCATCTCATTAGTGTTCATCAACAGAGATGGCACTAACGAAGTTGATGTGCTAGAGTACACCTATGAGTACGACGAAAATATTGCATTAGCATTATGGAATAGATTGGTTGCACTCTGGGTTGAGCTCCAAGACGGAGCACATCCCGATAACTATCCAAGCCATCCTGAGTGTTACACCTGCTCAGTAAATGGTCTGGTATAATTTATAACTTACAAGGAGGCAGTAATAATGGGCGCTACAGAATTTCCAGAACTATCCTTTGCTAAGCACGTTCATAAAGCAGAGGCACTAAACGCACCGAAGACAATACTAATCTATGGAGACGCTGGCCGTGGTAAGACGTGGCTTGCAGCTTCGGCAGCAGAGATTGCCGAACTTACACCGGTGCTACTGATTGATGTTGAGGGCGGAGCTTCGGCTATTGCCCGCGACTTCAAAGACGTGGACGTCATAGCAGTCGACAGCCACGAGAAGCTTGACAAGGTTATGGATGACCTCATGAATGTCAAGCACAAGTACAAGACGGTAATCATTGACACACTTGGTGTGGCTATGGACCGGGCAGAGAAGGTCTTTGGTGAACGACCAGAGAACAAGGGCAACAAGTTTGGCAAGTGGGGTGACCTCAAGATTTGGGCTAACAACCTAGTCCGTGGTCTCCATGCAGCACCATTCACCTCCATCATTCTGACTCATGCTGAGGACCAGAAAGATGAAAACACAGGAGCAGTCAAGACTGTGCCTAACATCCCCGGTGGCTCTAAGAAGGACCTGCCAGGAATACCGGACATCATTGGTTACATAACAGCACAGAAGAAGGAGGACGGCACCGCTCAGCGTGTGTTGTTAGTAGAATCTTCTGACAGATTCGTTACCAAGAACCGGTTCAACTTGCCCGCGACTATCACGGACCCAAGTATGAAGAAAATATACGCACTAATCAAAGGAGGCAAGTAATGGATTACACTATCAATTTTAGCGCCGATGCGCTAGAGAGCAAGGGCACTGGTTCGATGGAGCCGGTACCAGCAGGTTCGTACAATGCAACAGTGTTTGACATCAAGGAAGAAGAGGTAAGGTCCGGCCCGAACGAGGGCAAGCCGCGCTTCAATGTACACTTCCGGATTGCAGAAGGACAGTACGAGAACCGTCGTGTGTTTAGCTATGTACCTTTGTATGCAGCTAACGATGCTTGGAAGGCAGCAAGCTTCTTCAAGTCACTTGGGTTCGACATCAAGGCTGGCAAGTTCAAGGTGCCAGCAGTAGCAGACCTACTGGGTAAGCCAGTGGGGGTCCGTGTCAAGGTAGGAACAGACATGAACGGCCAGCCACGAAATGAAGTAGGTGGCTTCGACAAGGCAACCAGCGGTGCCGATGCAATTGCATCAATGGGCGCAACCGAGGTTGTCGGGGACGTCTGGTAACCCAATAGCCAGAACAGGGGTGCGACTGTATAACGCACGCTAGCTCTAATTGGTATGGTCTATCCTCCTCCTTTCTCCTTAGACCGCTGAGTTCGATTCTCAGCTAGAGCACCATGATAGGTTCGTAGGAGGAAACTAGGAAGGAGGAGCAAGTGAAGACAGCAGAATTTTTGACATCAATCTTTGGTGAAGGAACAGGAATTGCAACACTAGTAGTACGTAACGCTGCCAGCGGAGAACTGACAGAGCAGAAGTTTTACGAGTTCCCTGAGCAGAAGCACCAGATGGTTGAGTTCGCT